TTGCTACCGTAATTTTTAAAACATCACCTGCCTCAAGTACCATAGAATTTTCTACACCATTAACAGTTGTACCTGATGATACCGTATTATTATATACAGTAAAAGTAGTACCACCACTAGTTACAGATAATGTTACTAAAACATTTGAGTTGTGTGTACTAGCAATTTGTACTGATTTAACAATAACTGCAGTATTACTTGGTGCAGTAAAGATTGTAGTAATACTTGTGCTATCTAAAGCAAAGAATTCATTTTTATAAGTATGTGCCATTACTCAACGCTTTCTTTAAAACCATTACTTAAATGTTGCCAAAATTCATCTAATGGATTGTGTTCACAGTTTGCACATTTGCAAGTAACACAGACACCACCATTACCACAATGACATTCATGCTCACAATTTCTACATTGCTCTACGCTAGAAACCATGCTACTACCTCTTGGTTTTCATCATTATGATATCGTACTAATTGATTTCCAATATCTTCTAACACTAATTGAAAGTTAGCTTGGTTATCTAAATCTTGATAGATATATTCTAAATCTCTAATGCTTGTCATTAACCTCTTGCTCCTGATGCTCCACCTCTATTTGCACCAGCCGCTACACTACCACCTGGAGCATTTCTATCTCCTATACCACCTCTGTTATCACGACCACCTCTAGCTGTTGGCCCTGTACTTCCTACAGCTCCTGATCCAGTTCCTTCAACCGCATCTGTGGTTGCAGGGTTTTGAGTATCAAATGCTGCATCTCGAAATTGCATTGCTGTTTCTACGCCATAATTATCTTGAACTCTTTTCATTAAATCAAATGTAGTTGCTGGATTCAAAGCATTACTTAATAAACCACTTGGCGTATATTTTAAGGCATTATTCATAAAACTATTAAATTTATAATCTAATGATGTAGGATCTAATTTTGTTACAGTTCCATCTTCGTTAATTCTAAGTCCTGTGTTACCTAGAAATTCTGTAGATACTCCTGGCCTCATACTATTACGACCACCACCTTGTCTACCTGTCATAGCATTAGACATTAGTCCTGGTATAACTTCATTAGTTGCAGATTCACCAAACGGTGCTGGAGTATAAGTTCCAAAAGATGTAGGTATATTACCATCAGTAGATGTTGTTTCACCTAATTGTAAATCTGGCATCATAAATTGTCCAGTCATTGGATCAAAATAATTTTGTGGCACACCTTGTATTGATGGTGGTGCTGTTTCCGCACCCATAGTATAAGTTGCAAAAGGATTAGTTGCAGGTATCATGTCTTGTAGTCTTGTTGATGAAAGTTTTAGTTGTTCCAAATATGGAGTGTCCATTAGTAAAGTCATTATCTATATCCTTCTTTGATTGCTTCTACGTCAAGGCCTTGTGCATCCGACCACGTTGTTGATGCAGGTACCTGTAAGTTAAATTTAAAATATCTAGCACTTTTATGAAACGGTATAGTTCCTGTAGCGTGCATACTAGTTTGACCAGATGTTGATGCAGTATCTGATACTCTGTTCCTAAATGTTACAGATCCTGTTGCATTATCTGTATCTATAATTGGTCGCACATGAGTTAGTAAAGACCTACTCTGTGGGAATATTTCTGTTTCTCCAGTGCCAAGTTCACATGCTAATGTATTACCATTAAACTGTCCAAGAAAGTGTGAACTATTAAATACACCAAAACTTGGTAAGCCACCTGAAAATCCTGCATCATCAAAAGATACATTAATTGAATCTATGTTGTCTGTACCAGCAGAAGGAAAGTCATCTAATTGTTCTAAAGTTTTACCTTCAGATAGGTTTTGAAACATTAATTCGTGATCTATTTCAACAATAGACCATCTACCTGTTTCATAATGAAAGACTAATATTTTATCGTTTTGTGTACTAGCATTAAGTCCAGTACGAGATGGATAAGACCAACACACTAATTTGTTTTCTTGATCTACTGATGCTCTTACTCTTTCTCTTAAATCTCTTTTAAGATCACCTTGAAAGAAGCGGTCTACTTTACCATTACCAATAGGTTTAGATGTATTGCCATCAGTAACATAGAAACCATCTTCAGATAAGAAGTAAACCATATTACCAACTTTAATTACATTCTTGCCTTGTACTGCACCTCTGTTATCTTCAATACGTCTGAAAGAAAATATAACATTACCACCTCTAAAATCCATTCTAGTAATTCTATTCTCTTGAAATATTAAACCATACTGTCCACCAACAACACCTGTGATAACGCCACCTTCAGGTAAGGTTTCTGAGTCTGCTTGGTTGATACCAGTTGTCCATGATGTAGCATTGTTAAAACTAGACCATTGTACTTTGTTTTGTGCAGTTGTTTGAAAGCCAGTAACGACAAAATTATTTACAACCGCAGCATGTCTAAATGTTGGTGGTGACCCACTAAGTGCAGCAAAGTCAGACGATGTACCCATAGTCCACGCTTGCGGAGCTTGCGTGCCATTAAAAGCAATTACTGTTTCACCAAACTTTATAAAATCCCAATAATTATTACTTGTGGTACTGAATGTAGTGCCACCACTTTCATCAACAAATAAGTTAGCAGTTTTTTTGTATAACTTAGTGGCATCACCTGCAAATATAAACACGTTACCACTATCATCTTTAAATGTAGCAGCTCCTTGGCATCTTGCAGTTAAAGCATTACCACTAGATGTTTGAATACTTTTCCAAGGTCGGTAACTGTTTACCGCAGGGTATACGTTTTTAGCTTCGGTTGCACCAGGATTCAAATGATCTGGTAAGTCTGGTAGCCATTCTGCAAAAGGTACTTGCATTATTTTACGTTATCTAAATTGTTAATGTTAATATCGCTTCTTTGTATTAGCGGAGTTCCATTATATTTGTCTTTTTCATCAGCCATTTCAACTTGTTGTAAAGCTGACTCATATTGTGCTTTAAACTGTTGAATTGTTGTTGGATCCATACCTCTAATAAAAGTTGAAGCAAAATATAAAGCTCCATACAAATATACGTCAGGATGATTAGTTAGCATTGCATTAGTCGCAGTTGAATCACTAAGACTATCAAATGCTTTGTAAAAAACTAAATTAGCAGTATATGCTGTATCGGGAGCAGGACTAAATCTAAAACTTGTTCCTTCTATGGAATAGGCTCTAGGTATACCAGATTGTGAACCACCAGCAGTAGAATGTTGATGATGTGGAGTAAGTAAAGTTAAAGGTTCTTTGCCACCACTAGTGTTTATAAAAAAACTACGAACTTGTAGAAAGCCTGTTGGCAACGATTCGGTTTCTGAATCTACTGTAAATGATGTGTCTACAGTTTCCATATTTCTAACTCTTAATCTACGATTAAAGTCTGCTTCTGTTAAATCTATAAAATCATCAATCTCGGTATTTAAATCATCACGTGCTAAAAAGTTAGCAATACTAGTTTTTAAATTACTGTAATTATCTAAAGCCATTATAGTTTTTTCTCTCCTACTCTAAAATTTGCAAACTCACTACTATTTACTATACGTTTAATAAGATCACCTTGTATGTTTTTATCTAACTTATGATAGTTAGAATGACCAAATAGTTCTTTCGTTTTTATTTGTAACGCAATTAATGGTATCTGTGCAATACGTTGAAATTCACCACGCTGTTCATTAGCTCTATGATTACGAGCTATTTTATTATCGTCTAAAATTTTAGTAGTATCTTGAGATTTCTTTACGACAAGTTTTCTTGTTGCTTTATCAATGTGAATAGCTTGATTCTTATCGTAAATATTTTCCATTACCACTCTTTAGATTTAGAAACTGTTGCTGGATTTTTTAGATTAGCTATTTGTATATCTAGATTTGCTTTCATTTCATCTTCAGTTTTATCACCACTGTCGATGACACAAGCAATACAATTCTCTTTAGTCATTGAATCAAAGTCCATGTCAGCACCATCACAAGACCCATAAGATCTTGCACTATGCTCACCATCAACTGCGTTTAGTGACCAGTGAATTGTTTTTACTTTATCGTCTGCGTCTGTTTCAAAGTTTGGAAATGTCCATGTATATTCTGTTGCCATTTGTTTTTCTCCTTGTTGTTAATTATTTTCTAGGATCGTTTATTGTAAACATTTTATCTTCTATGCATCTGCTACGTTTGATAATTCGCTGTTTGTTTTCAAATCAGCATAAGCTAATTTAACAGGATTATCAGAAGCGTTAAGGCTGTAGCCAATCTTAAAATGATCTACGTGTCTGTTAGATATACGCATAGATTGTTCGGTCTTTTCATCGTCACGAGTTGCTTTATCTTTATAGATTTCAACATCATAGACTAGTTTCCAGTCACTACCTATTTTTTTTACGTATGTAGACGTCACTCTAACGTATACATCTGTTAATGCTACGCCATCGTGAGTTGTCATATTTGCTGTTATTGCCATTTGTTCTCCTTAGTTTAATAATTTAATTTCGTTTTGTTCTAGTATCTCATTGGCTTTTTTTTCACCAACTGCTGCTTTAGCAAGTTCATACATTGCGTTAGCAAGTCTTTCAGTCTTTTCATATTGTTGCCAAATAGCACCATTGTGTAGTCGTTGCATACCAGTTATATTTACCATTGATGTAACATTACCTTCATTATCAGTACCGATAAGTTTTGCTTTTTGTAAATCATCTTTATTATATTGTACAAATTTATCAAACTTAGAATTGATAACGCCTTGCATATGGTTTAAATCAAATGCTCTAACTAGTTGAGCATCATCATAAGCATCGTAAGTACCAACAGTTGCTGTCCCGTCACTAAATAATTCACCATCACCTTTAACAATAAAACGAGTGTCACTATTCATTCTAACAGCAAATAAATTATCATCAGCACCAAAATCTTGAATGGTTGTTCCATTTCTTAAAGCTGTGTTGACCATAACTGCGGCTTCACTTCCAACTGCTTCCGAAGTAGTGGCAGATGTAATAAAGCCTGCAAGATTTAATCCTGGACTACCTGATTCACTAAAACCAGTTATGCCTAAACCGCCCTCACCAACATTAAATTTTTGAAAAGCAGCATAAGTATCTGTTTCAGCTTTACCAGTCATACCGTGATTAACATCAGAAGATTTAAAAGTCATAATGGCACTATCAATTGCACCTTGTTGTAAACATAATCCACCAGAACCTGGATCAGGATTATCTTCTCCGCCTGTTGAAATTTGACCGCCACTTAGTATTCTAAACTTTTCAGACGTGTTTGTGCTAAATGTCATAGTATTAGAGCCGTGGTCGTAAATTAGTTTACCTACATCTGCATCTGTGACATCACCAAAAGCAATAGTATTGGGTTCACCGTTGTTTGATAATATAGATAAACCTCCTCTAGTACCTTGAACGACTAATTCATCTGCATCACTATTTAGAGTTCCTGTACTTCCACCACTAACGATGTGTAAATTACTTGATGGACTTGAAGTCCCGATTCCTACTTTATCATTACCACCATCAACAAACAACATGTGAGTATTACCATTAGATTCTACTCGGAAGTCGTGGTCAATACTTGCGTCATTTATAACTGTTTCAGGTCCTTTAAAACTAGCAACCATATTTAATGAGCCACCGTTCATAATTTTTATATCTATTTGACCATCTTCAGTGCCATCAGATACATCATTAACAACCGTTCTCATTTGTGAGTATATTACATCTTGTGAGTTATCATTACGACCTTCAAACTCAACTACACCAATAGTATCAGCATCTGCTGGTGAACTAGAGTTTCTATACATTCTTAAATTAGGTCCACTGTTAGCATCAGCATCTGTTGTTAATAATGTTAAGTTATCACTATTACCAGTTTGCAAAAAAGTAACACCACCTTGTACTCCAAAAGATGCACCATCAAGATTACCTGCAGAATTGTCGGTATTAACAAAAACACCATTATTACCACCATCGACAAATAGCATATGAGTTGCACCATTAGATTCTACTCTAA